ATACTGAATTGTTAAATATGGATCGATGTGTAAGTGTAAATACAACAAGTAAAGAAAAATCAATCAAAGATATCGATTCATCATTATCAAAATTAGTATTTCCTCATCATAAATATGAAATGACAATTACACATTTTAATGAAGTTGAAAAAAAAATTATGCTCGACTTAGAGAAAACATATTTGGATAAAAATTTAACTCAATTATATGGTCCTATTTACGCGCTTGTATTTCAAGCACCTTATTTACGTGTCATTGATAAAGATTGTAATGTTCGTGAATTAACAGCACAATACAATATTAATAGTTATAATAATTTAGGTTATTACGTTGGTAAAGATGAGAGTGGATATATACCAAATGAAACACATATTAAATGCCAAAATGTTATTAATAAAATTAAAACAAATAAGGTTCGCGTTATCGTATATGTTTTATATCCAGCTTACAATAAACAATATAAACTTAAATATTTAAATTGGGATAATATTAAATGTAATATGCAAACCTTATTTAATCAACGTGATTTTAATGATAAATGTTTCATAAAATGTAAAGAAGCTTCTGACAAAGCATGTGGATGTTTAAATACAAATAAACCTTATAGTTCGAAATGTGTTGATAATACATCTGGAAACTTAGTAAATAGTGGTGTTCTTTATTTAATTAATGGTAATGAAGCTTCAAAAAGAGTTAGAGGAACATTTAATACCACCTTTTTTGGAAATAGTTCACCAATTCAGCCTGCTAGTACTGTGACGATTGATCAAAAATATTGTGATCGTATTACATCAAATCCATATCCACTTTTTTAAAGTACTAAAAAAAAGTATCTTATTATTTTAATGAAACCTTATATTCCAATAGGGGTTTATATATTATTATGTATATTAACTTATTATTGGTTATACAATGTTATCAATTTTGATTTTATTACCAATGAAAATTTTGCTGATAATACGTTATCAAATAGTTATTTTGATGTAGCTAAAATTGAATCACCCTATTATATTATAGATAGTACAAATTATAAATGTTTAACACTGTCAGATGATAATAAAAGTGTATCTATGGAGCCTTATCCAAATAATAATAATTCAAGACAATTATGGATACCTGTATTAGACGGAAATAAACTAATTAAATCACCTCCTAACAATGATCCAAGTTGTAATAAAATAACTCAAAATGCTATTTCTTATTTACCTAAACAATTTTTAATAAAAAGTTTTCATAATAAAAAATTATATTTACACGCTAATTATAATAATGTATTAAATGTTTTTCAATTTAATCTAGTAGCTTATAAAGATATTTATACAAATCGTAAGGCTGATAATCGAGAAAGCCCAATATTTACAGGTGAAATAAATGATCGTACACAATGTACTGGGACAAAAGTAAAATGCTTAACATGTACTTCATGTACACAGTATGATAGAGAATTAACCGGTTATAGGTGTGTTAGATGGCCTAGAATAGATCGAGTTAGAAGATCTACAAGTGGTTCTGAAAATCAAACGGCTTCTTTAGATTGTGGTAGAGCTACTATTGAAAGTGGTACACGTAGTTATGGATTTTTATGGAGATATCCTTCTCAATCTATTCCAGGAGGCTGTATAAATAGAAATAGTTGTAGTTGGGCATTTACAAATGGAAGTTGGGGATGGGATCCATGGTATGGGCGAGTAAAAAGTTGGAATGTATCTTACCAGTGTAGCGGTGTTGATCCAGATACAGGCGGTGGATGTCTTCAATATGAACCAGTATATTCCGAATTTTGTAAAAAATGTAAAAAATTTACTGGTAAGTATAATCCAAAAACATGTGTTGATCATACAACAAATTTACCAAATATTAGACGGTACCAGTTTGAAAATAATAGATTAACATTGGTTAATAAAATTAATATAGCGAATGATTCTAAATTTAACTCAAGTGCGCAATATGTAAGTATTAATAATCTAAATAACTTAACCATAACAATGAATAATACAACCAATTTTTATTTTGTTCCTAAGGAACATAGAGCATCATTCTACGATCAATATCTAATTCGTAATAATTTAATACCTCGAAATATTGCTTTACAAGAAGAAATTACAAAAGATGTTTTAAACTATAGAAATGCTAATTAATCAATTGTGCCTTCTTTTTTCTGTTGAATCATATTAGAGAGATTTAATCTATGAAGATTCAACAAAGTTTTATATTAATATTTAGTTTATTTATTATATTAATATGTATATTTCCTAAAATTTATTTGAAGGAATCATTTGAAAATTCATCCATTAATTTATATAAAAATAGTGAAACAGAAGACGAATTTTATAAAAAATTATATGGTAGTGGTGAAAATGATTTCGATAATAATTTATTAACAATGGATCGTTGTATTAAAGTACCTTTTAATAAAACCAATCGTAGTATGATATATCGTTTTATTTCAAATGCTAAATTTCCAATTATAAAAAAAGAATTAAATATTTTAAATTATAAAGAAATTGAAACCTCTATTGTAAAAGAACTTTCAAATTTATACATAAAATACAATTTAAAAACATTTCATGGTCCGGTTTATGTACTATTAGGACAAGCACCCTATTTACGTGTTATTGATGAAGATTGTAATGTTCGAGAACTTGTAAGTCAATATACAACACAACCTGAAAATTTACAAAATTTAAGTAAATATATTAATGTAAATTCTGCCGCCAAATGCTCTGATGAATTATTAAATACTGTTAATAAAACTCCTATTAAAGTACATTTATATATATTATTTCCTACATATAATAAATCATGGAAGTTTGTTTATCGTTCTTGGGAGAATATAAAATGTAATATGAAGGATTTATTAGCTCAACGTTCAAAAGACTCTTCCTGTTTTATTCATACAATGAATAATAATAACTTATTAGGCGGATGTATGAATCAAAGAAAACCTTATTCATCTACGTGTTTAGGTGACAATAAAGTTTTAGATAATTTAAAATATGATTATTTAAATTTATATATTATAAATAATACATTTATAAATCGTTATTTAAATGCAAATTTAGATTCGCCTTTCTTTGGAGATAGTGTTAATATACAACCTTATGATAATAATGATTTAGAATATTGTTCAACGAATTTACCAATCACTGATTTAAATAAAACGATTGATCAAGTTAAATTACAAGATGCTTATAAATATAAAATTATTAATATATTATCTGGAAAATGTTTAGACGATGTTCCACGTATAGGAACTGAAAAAATATTTAATTGTAATAAAAATGCTGTAAATCAACAATGGGTTGCTGAATCAGTACCAGGTAAAGAAGGTTTTTATTTTAAAAATTCTTTAACAAATCGTTATTTAAATGTTACTTATAACGATCAATTACAAAAAATAATGGTTAATACAATTGGAAAATTCTCATTTAGTAAAATTCAACGTTGGATATATTCAGATTATCAAATACAATTATTAGACCCTTTAGAAAAAATATTTAATAACAGTCCACAATATTTATATGTGATTGATAATAAATTAACACTTGTTATTAAATCTACAATACTTAATAATTCAACTAATTTATCTCTACAAAATAAATTACCTGGAATGATAATTGGTGTGGGAACTGATAATCAATTATATACAAAAACAAGCTTGACATCTCCATGGATATTTGTTGGTAAAAATACATGCTGTGTAAAAGCAATACATATTATGAATGATGGTACTATATTAGGTGTCGGTACAGATAATAAACTATATACCAAGAAAACGTTGACTGCTAACTGGATTTATGTAAATGATAACACATGCTGCGTTATTGATATTGCTCAGATGGCAGATGGAATGTTGTTGGGTATTGGTACAAATCATTATATTTATATTAAAAAAGATTTATTCTCCCCTTGGGAATTCGGAGGTAATAATACATGTTGTATTACAGCAATACATGTTATGAATGATAATACTATATTAGCAGTAGGTACAAATGGATATTTATACACAAAAGCTACAATTACATCTCCATGGGTATTTGCTGGACATAACACATGTTGTGTAAAAGATATATCTCAATTACCAGATGGTACAATTATAGGTATTGGTACAAATAATTATATATATACAAAAACCTCCTTATCCTCAAATTGGGTGTTTGGAGGTTATAATACATGTTGTATAAAATCAATAACCTTTTTAAAAAATAAAGCTGATTTAATAGATACGTTATCAAAATCGTGGCAATTAGAAATAATTACAGATACTTCAAATCAACAAAATATAACCGATATAGATAGTAATATTGATAATACAAAATTAAAAGAATCGATTATACAAAGTTTTAATTAAAATTAAATAATGGAAAAATAAGGTTAAATTATATAGATTTTATCTTATCTTATTTTTTGTAGCTACTTTCAAATCCCTAAATTTCATAAAGTTTCTTTAAAGAGTTGATTTCTAACTTCCTATTGAAAAAAGGGGTTGGTTGTTCCTTTGTTTGTAGCGTAATTAAGAATGATTATACGTTTTTAATAACTATTTATAATGTATTTATATTATCATTATAGTATATAGATTTATTATTTATTTTATTATATTTTGTGTATATTTTAGTATAGATAATATTTGTAGCTACTTTCAAATCCCTAGATTCCACAAAGTTTCTTTAAAAAGTTGATTTCTAACTTCCTATTGAAAAAGGGGGTGGTTGTTCATTTGTCCGGTTGTATGATTATTAATTAGTATTATTAACGACTAACCATATCCAACTTGGAAGACCATCTGCGACGCGTTTTTCAATTGATGCTAATATAAAGAAAAAACAACATATAAAGAAAAATTTCATTGGATTATCTATATTTATCAGTTGTTTCATCTCTTTCGCAAGAATAATTAATGCTATGTCTTTATCATTCTTTTTATTAAACGATTCTGCTAATACTTCTATATTGAAAAATCCTAATTCATAATTACATAAAAATGTTTCGTATAATATAAAAATATTAATAATTTGATCAAAAGATAATTGTGTAAACCACTCTATTTTGGTATAGATCCCAAACTTTTCATAATCATATAATACATCTAAAAATGCCTGTGTAGGGGTGTTCCATGGATTCGAGAAATCCTTTACAAACACTTGTTTTTCTCTTTCTAATTGTAATTTTAACTGATTGTATGTAGCGTTACATATATCCTCTCTGTTTAACGGATTAAATAAACCATTCGTCCGAAGATGATGATAAAATTCTTGCGCTGAAAAGGTATATGTTTGTTTATTTTTATTTGTGTAGCTAAATAGCTCCTCTTTTGGAATATCTATTAGTTTTTCTAGAGTAAATGGATCGACATCATTCATTTGGTTAGTATGTTTTTTGCGCCAGTTTATTTGTAGCGTACGGATATGATTTTCATATGGTTTTAATTTTAAAAGTTTAATATGATAATCTAAAATGATTTGTACCCATATATATTTTGGTGCTGTATTTTTTGTGTTTGTTAAATTAAAATAAGCCTTTTCATATTTAATCAATTCTTCTTTTGTACATAAATAATCTATAATTTCGGTTATTACGCTACAATCATATAGTTGTAAGTATAAGTATAAATTATTTAATTGAAATTGTGTTTCTTTATTAAAATCACGAAGTGTTAGTTGTAATGGATTTATTTTATTACGATGACAAGAACAATATTCTGTATTTGATTTATTTAAACATCGTTTTCCTTGCTGACATCGCATTATATACTCACACAGCATATATATAGTATCTATTATATAAAATCCTTCTAAATAAAAAATTGAAACTCTCTTTAAGTATATAATTAATATCTATATTCATAACCTATTACAAGGTTGTAATATTTGGTTGCTTGTTATATCACACCACCACAGTAAGGTACTTTAAACCCCCTAAACTACTTAAACACTTATCTAGATATAATGTCAAGAAACTCCACAATGGATTACCGTCCCTACCTCGCTAAACAGGTTGATACCAGCAAAATCTCTTACCTTCCTCCTAAGAGTAACCAAAATGGAGGTAAAAGCATTCTAGCAAGCTATGCTGGTGAGCGCCTTGTTCTACAGCTACCAGTGATGTATGTCCCTTATGGTGTAACCGATGCGGCAAATATTCCCAATATGCCTGGTTCTAAAAAAGCGGATCCTAAACCTCCTCGCTATGTTATTGATGTATCCTTCCGTGGTAAGGAGGAGAACAAGGCACTAAATAACTTCTTTGAGAAACTTCAAGAAATTGATGCTAAAATCAAGAAAGATGCCTTTGCCAATCGTGTTTCTTGGCTAGGTAGTCGTTACCAAGATATGGAGCCGCTTGTAAACGAACTTTATTCATCTAACCTTCGCTTTGATATGGACAAGAAAACAGGCGAATTTCTAGGTCGTTACCCTCCTACTTTCCGTGCTAAAATCCCTTACACTCCAGAGACAGATACTTACAACTTCGAGACATATGATTTTGAGAATAATGAAATTGATTTCAAGACTATCAAAGATCAACTAAAGGGTTCTAAATGCCGCCTTCTCATTCAACTCGTTGGTATTTGGATTGCGGGTGGTAAATACGGTTGTACTTGGAAGGTTATTAACGGCAGCTTCCAACAGAAGCAACTAGCTCGTTATGTTCCAGTCAATGATAGTGACGAGGAGGATGCTCCTGTTAACAACAAAAAATCTATCATTGATCATGATGAAGATCTAGAAGATGATCTTGTTGCTGCTACTGAGAATATGGTCGTTTCAAAAACTAAAGCAGTCGTACCTACTCCTAAACCTGTTGTAGAAGCACCTCCTGTTGCTTCAAGCACAATTGTACCTGAATCAGAAGACGAAGAAGAGGAGGAAGAAGAGGAGGAAGAAGAAGAGGAGGAAGAGGAAGAAGAGCGCGAGCCTACACCACCACCTCCACCTCCCCCAACTCCAAAGAAGAAAGTACCTGCCGTAAAGAAAACTCTAAAGGTGTAATGTATGTAATATAAAATAAATATTATTTCTGAATTAAATTTTATAAAATCCAAAAACATTTAAAAATGAATAATAGTGGGTTAGGAAAGCGGTCAAATCCGAATGCCTTAAGAGCATTTCCTTTATGGTTCAGGGGTTCGAATCCCCTACCCACTAAACTTAAAAAATTAAAAACCTTAAAATATTTGAAATAAATGATGGTGGGTTAGGAAAGCGGTCAAATCCGAATGCCTTAAGAGCATTTCCTTTATGGTTCAGGGGTTCGAATCCCCTACCCACTAAATTAAATATTTATATAATAAATAAACTAAAAAATAAGATGAATGGTGGGTTAGGAAAGCGGTCAAATCCGAATGCCTCAAGAGCATTTCCTTTATGGTTCAGGGGTTCGAATCCCCTACCCACTAAATTAAATATTGAATATTTATATTTTAAATTTTATTTTTTATTCAAGATGATTTTAATAACCATAAAGATACAATAAAGAAAATACCGCCTGTAACCACATATCCTTTTATTGTAGGAGATCCTTCTTCATCCATCAATGCGTTTGGATAAGACGACCATATACTATATAGATTATTTATAAAACGATAACTATTTGAAAGAATTAAAAACACAATTGTTAAATAAAATGCTTGATTTATTTTTCTTCCAAATGACTTTTCTTGTACCGTTGGCGGTTGTAACATTATACTAGATGGTACAGATTGGCGAATTGGGAGAGTTTTAGAATTTTCGGAATAAGGTGTTTGATATTGACTTGGATGGGGATTCATTAAATTCTACTATGGGTTCATTTTATTTTTTATGTAAATAGACGATATGTGTATTTAAAAAGGGAATACCATTAAAATTACACGCACCCGCCAATGTATAGGCACCCATATTGCGAAAAATAATCCAATCATTTAAGAACATTTCAGGATAAGATTCTACTTTCGAAATTATATCTAATCCGTCACAAGTTGGACCATAAAATGTTGTAAAATAATTATTATTTGATTCTTTCATAATTTCAGGTTTTGGATTATAATGATCATAAAATATACAGTTAAATGATCCATATAAACTATCTGTAATCCAATAATCACGGGTTGTTTCTGTTTTACGAATACCAATGATGTTTGTTGCTAAATATCCCGCCGTTTCAGCAAAAAAACGCCCCGGTTCCGCAATAAATTTACAACCTAATTCATCTGGAAAATATTGTTTCTTTGCTTCTTGAATAACTTCAGGAATATTTTCCAATTTACTTGATGTAAATCCACCACCAATATCTATATATTTTATTGTTATATTTCTATCTTTTGCCATGTCATATAATTCACGAGCTTCTTTAATAGCTAACGCATATGGTGCCGAAGAAGAAGCTCCGGATCCTACATGAAAACTTATTCCAACTAAAGATAGTTTATTTTCTTGAATAATATTTAACATTTCAATCCATCTAGTTTTATCAGCTCCAAATTTATGAGCAAATTGGCAACGAGCATCTGGATCTTTAGCATAAATGCGTAACATAATATTCATTTGAGGGCATGTAGCCTTTATTTTAAATAATTCAGTATCTGTATCAAATGTTACAATACGAATTCCTCTTTGATATGCAGCTGTAATATCTCTTTGACGTTTACAAGGATTTGCGAATATAATTCGTTCCGGATCAATACCTAATGACAGTACACGGTCTATTTCAGCAATGGAAGCACAATCAAAGTTTGTTCCAAGTTCTGCTAGTTTTTTTATAAACCCAATATCTGGATTACATTTAATCGCATAATATGGATAAATATTAGTAAATCGTTCTGTCCATACTCCATGAAGCCGTTCTATTTCACCAATATCTAAAAAATAGATACTTTCCTCAATCTGCTTGGTTTCTGATAAATAACTGATAATATTTTCATATACATTTTCTTTTTTCTGATATTCAATTGATGTAGCAGAAAGTGAAAATTTATCCAGTTTGATTAATAGCTATAACAAAATAACATAAAATTTTTAAATCTGTTTTATTTATGTCCTAATTTTTTATTTAATTTAATATATTTTTTGGTTGTTTTGGATAAAAATGGTACTTATCTATTTTTATAATAGGTTTATGAGATCGACACATTGGACATGAAAAATTAGCCAAACCTATTAATAAACGATTATATAAGGTTCCTTTTGTTTTATTTATATTCGTCATTTGTATAATACAATTTAAACATATATAATGTTCACAATCAAGTATCATTAATGGTAGGGATGTTTCATCCATACAAATAGGACACTCTGGTGGTTCATCCTGCATTAATTTTAAATACATTAATTCATGATTTCCTAGGAATTTAAATGCTCTTTTTGTTTTTGCGTTTGTATAAAACTTCATCAGATCTGTGGCACCATTTTTTTGAAGTTTTTTACATATTTTATATAGAGCTTGTTGATTTATTTCACTAAAAGTAATTAAATCTTTATCATTCCCGTTATCTATCTGTATTTTATTCTTTGAAAAACATGGACATAAATTTTTAGGTGTATGCATACGATCATTTAATTCATGTATAAATATTTGATCTGTATTATGACATTGATGGATTAATTCTTGTAAAATAGTTTGTGTATTTAAATTATTTTTATTATGCTTTATATATTTTTTCCAATATTTATAAGGCAATATAGAATGCTGTAATAAAGGCTCTTTAAAGGTAGAGCTTGTCTCATTTAATAATTTATTAAATTTCATAGTGAATCTCTTTATAAACTAAGCGTGATAAATTTTTAATATATGTGATAAAAATAAGAAGTTGTTTATAGATAAATATGCCTCCAAGAGTACAAAGTGCTCCACCAAAGTTATCTTCTAGACAACAAACAATTATTAAATCGAAACCTATAAAACCCATTGTTTTATTAACAAAAGCTGAAAAAGACGTATATTGTTTAAAAGATAATACAATAATAGATGAAAAACTATTAATGCTTGCCGCCGCAAGTATTGCGGATAACTTACATGATTTCGCAGGAAGTCGTAGTAGTTTAACTCCAAAACAAATTGATACCATTGTTAAGAAATATTTAGAACTTTTAGAAAAAGCTAAAAATCAACCTATGACAGATGAAACTAGAAATAAAATTTATAGTAAAGTATTATATATAATTAAAAATACTGAATATGGTATTGATAAAGCTTTTAAAGATATATATCACGAATATTTTAACAGCAATTTAACAGAACCAGAATTAGATTGGTCATCATTATCTTCCTCTGACAATGGAATCATGGATAACTTTGAAGTAATTATTGGAAATAAAAAAGCTTTAATCGATCTATATAAAAGAAATCAACCAAATTTATTTCTAGAAACACTAAGAAAGATTGTTCAGAGAAATGAAACTTTTAAAGATAAAAATATCAATTTTGTCATTGACGTTTCAACCATTGGAAATGATATTTTTGTAGATAGTAACAGTGAAATATATAAAGGAACAGCGGGTTTCTTTGACGATTTTCATCAACCAAAAATACACCCTTCAAATTATCATAACGAAGAATTAGAATTTACAGTTAATATTCAGAATATAATTAGTCAGGAAGAAGAAACATATGTAAATCCTAAAAAATGTATTTTAAATCACATTGCCTTAGATAATTTTCAAATTATAAATGATAAAATATATTGGAATTCAAAATATATAAAAGATACAAAAGTACGTGAAATCAAAATAAGTGAAACAATTCCAAGTGAATTTGGTGTATCTAAATATAGTGAACTTATTGATGCTTCTGTTAAAAAGAATCCAAATACAGTTCAAAAAATATTATTAGCAAGATTTCAAGAAATTACTGGTTTACCATCTTCTTTAACATCAGTTGATTATGGTAAACATGTATTTGATTTTAAACGATTAATGGATTCCTCTCAGATAATGTATACATATTATTTAAATAAAAAACATGCCAGTGATGGTAAACGATTTATATTTGTTACACACGATAATATGGCAGCTGTTATAGCACGATTAATCGGAGTTCCATGTATTCAAACCCATATATACTCTCATATTCGTACCGTTTCTGTACATTTAGGTACTGATAATTATATTAGACAAGAAACAATTGCAACAATTCATGATCGTATTTTTGAAAATGTGAAAAATGCCTGTGTTCATGTTACAAATTTACCAGGCTATACCCCATTAGTAATGCCAACACTATCATCCGGTTTTAATAAATATTTAAATGATAAATTAACTAAAATTACCCCTAATTATTCAAAAATTTTAAATCATTTAATTACAGTACAACATTCATTATTAAACCAGTCTGATTTTAGTCTTATTTTAATATTTAAATTAATTTTAAATATATATATTTCGTTTTTAAATAACGCAAAAGAACAATTAAATAAATATATCAGTAAATTAAGTGAAAATATTAACTATAATAATTTTAAACAATTAAAAGACAATAATGATATATTAAATGTGAATTATACACCTGAAACTTTAGAGATCGATTATAATTATATAAAATCATTGATTGATAACTTAAATAAATTTGAATACAAAGACTCTAATGGAACATCAATATATAAACAATTCTATGAAATTATTAAACAGGATAATGGTTATATGTTTAGTACAATAGATTTTAAAATGTTAATTGTATGCTTAATCTACGGTATTGAAAAAGATTCTTTGAAAGATACAATGGATTTTTATACAGATTCTTATGATAAAATAGAAATAACAACCAATAGAGATAAGAATAGAGATGCATTTAATTATTTTAAATCAAATAAACATAGTCTTAAAAGATACTTTAATCAAATAAGTGAATTACAAAAACAATATCCATCTTCGTTAAATGGAGGTGGTTATGATAACATTGTATATGGTAGACATTCTCTTGATTCGCAAATAACAGAAGATTTAATAAAATCTAATTTAGTTATCGATTTTTTTGAATCCATTTATAAAAAACAAGATTTAAGAGACTATCATCAAACCATTTCAAAACCATCACCTACACCAGAAGAAATAATTATCGCGCAAGAAGCCAAAAAAGAATTAATAGTACAAATCGAAAATGAAAAGTTAGAACAGCTAAAATTACGACAACAAGCACAGTTACTATTACAACAAGCACAACAACAAGTACAATTAGTACAAAAAGAAAAAAGAGAAAGATCATTTTCCCAAGTTGACGAGACACAAAAGAGAACACGTTTTAATAATATTCCGGAATTTGCTCCACCCACACCCATGCGTATATCAGGAGGTAATGATCAACGCTTTAGTTTCTTTAAAGAATTTCAAAATAAACTTAAATTGTAGTTTAAATTAAACTATTTTATTTACCAACACGTAAATCAGATAAGGTTGTTACACATTTCATTGGTAGCTTATCTTGAACACCCATAAACACATTTATTTTTCCATCTTTGTCTTTTTCAATACCACTTACATACTCAATCCCCCAATGCGCCAACCAAAAAGGGGTCGATATAAAAGTTACATATCCTGTTTCAATATCAAATTCAATCCAATGATGAAGGTAACTTAAACGAGTTACAAGGCGTTTATTATCATTAAAGATAATATCATGAGCAATACATCCATAAATAGATCCATGTAAATGTACGGGTGGGCTTGAACCACGATAATCTTCAGTAGATACACCTGCTGCTGGTGTAAGCATTAAGAATGTTTCCATATACCATTCTTTTGTATCTTCGTTTGTTTTTAGTTCATATATTTTACGTAAAAATACATCTAGGAAACATAGTTTTCCTTTATACACGAATGGAATGACATTTTTTACAGGACGTGATCCAATATCAACCATTTGAACTTTTTCAACACTGGTCATATCCTTATTAAAATAACCCACTACAAGCTCATTATTCATATTATCTGAAATGTGGGTCGATGTTCCACCAAACCAATATCTTCCCTCAAATTCACATAAACGTAAATCTTCAATACCACGAAATAAATTGGATGTCTTTGGCATCTTATCATATGGACTATCAATGTTAGTTACCTTACCATTACGCTCGTCATGGATTAGCATACTATTTTGTTCCCCAGAAGTCATATATTCTGTTTGACGAATATATGTATAAGGACCTGCTTTACTAGGATTATATAGGGCTATATTTTTTGGAATTTGTTTTTCATCAATCATCCATCCGGATACACATGGCAACTTACGAATATAAAGTGGCATATATAATAATAATAATAGTTTGTTTTAAATAAAGATGAGTGGATATCAAAAATTAAAAGTTTCTGAATTACGCAATAGTCTTGCAGCATTGAACTTATCAACCGAAGGAACTAAGCCATTTTTAATTGAACGTTTATCAAATGCTGTTCAAAAAAATAAACCAAATTCTCTTGGTGTTCTACCAACCGTTTTTGATATACCTGAAGATGTAAAAAGAGTTATATCAATGAGTGGACATAAAAACCTATTTTATTTTCATGAAAGACTAAAACATAGCATGAATATTGCTGATCGTTTTACACTAAAAACTGGATTTTTACCAGATACTATTCAAACATTCGCAACACAATATTCAAAAAAAAATAGTTATAAAATCCGTACTAAAAATGATATTGAAGAAATAACAGAAAATTTTATTAAAAACCTTGATAATTTTCAAGAAATAAATTTCGAGAAAGAACATCTAACAGCTTATTTCATAAATAGTAAATATAATTTACAGATCAATATATATATACAAAAAACCCCTAAATCGGAACCTTCATATACCTTAACTTTAAAATCTGCAAATCCTTATAAATATGGTGTAACAAAGAAAGTTATATTTAATGATATAACTTTTACTAGAAGAAACCCATTAGATGTGGATCTAGTTGATACAATGAATGCTATACCCGATTTATTATTAGGTGTTCAATGGATAAATCAATATATATTACAAAATAAGGGCAGTTTAATTAAAGAAGTGGATCCATCTTTTAGAATTACATCAGGTGAATCATCTGGTAAAATGGATTACTTAAGTATTCAATTATATAATCAAGCTATTATAAAAAAATATATATTAAAAAAATTAAAAGCAATTTTTAAAAAATAAATCGCAATTGTTTAATATCTGTTAATGTTGCTAATTTATTTGAAAAAATATAATTAGATGGATTATACCAAATTGGTTTCCAATATGGATTTTCGATAATCGGAACTAAATTACATAACTGATCATCAATGTAAATAAATTGTGTTTTATACGGATACCCATCTTTATCTTCAATATATTGGCTTAGTTTTTTATAGGTCTCTTTCATAGGCTTTAAACACATTATATCACTACCATAAATAATTGAATCGCATCCTATAATATTTTCATCTTCCATTTTAATATCCATCATTTCAAGAGCATTCTTACACCATTTAACTGGAGCATTACTAAAAATGTAAAATGGCTTATTATATTTTATATATAAATTACAAATCTCTTTAACATCAATACTATTTTCGTAAAAGATTTTATCTTTTTCAACTGTATCCATTAATTCTAAAAATTGTTTATCATAAACATAGTCACAGAAGTTTTTAATAGTAATTGATGGATTATATACTTCTTGAATTCCTAAAGCTGTATGACCAAAATTTTTATAAAGAGTTTCATTAATATTTTTTGCTTTTATAGATGACATATAGGGATTTATTGATTTTCTTGTAAATTCAACAGCTCGTTCGTTTACCATTTTAGATAATCTTGGATGTTGAAAAATTACACCATCCATATCTACTACAAGGGAACGCATGCGGTATTGAATCATTTATTAAAAACTTTACTTGATTTATTTTTAACTAATTTATTAGAATTTTAAATTATAAAAATTTTATATTTTCTTTTTTGTGTTTTATATTTTTCTGCCTAATTATGTCCATACTTCTTCCATAGCTCATTTGCGTTATCCAAATAATATTCCCAAATTCCATATTCAGAGTCGTTTCGTTTCGCATAGCTGTAACCCGCTGAATGGTCGTAATGCATATCCTCATATAGACCCAATAGTCTAGACCTCTTGGAATTTTCCATATTTTCCCATGCCTCAGCAGCAGCAATTTTTGCTTCTTCCAGCGCTGTCCTTTTTGCTGCGATATGTTTGGTTACCGTATTTTGATCCATGATAAAGTTCTTCTTAATCATTTGGATAATAGGTACGTTGAGTTAACCGCCGAAGATGAGATTGTTTTCGTTTGTGTATGTGAGTGTTTACGTATTGGGTATATTTTATTATAATTTAAAATAATCAACTTTTTTATTTTAATAGAAAAAATATAAAAACAATTGTAATAATCAATCAACTAGAATGATTATGCTAATTCTACAGTCATGCGATCAAACTTGAATTTTCCAAAGGCAACGTTGCGAAATGTAACCTCTGTTGTTAGACATTTTCCATCTACAATCATAAATGATGAGAGCATAGTGCATGCGTAGACATGGATAAAATCATGCACCATGTCTCTGTATTCACTCGACAAGGATGTAAGACTCTTTGCGTAATCCCATGATTTTTGAACAATTAGACGATTCGTTTCCAACTTGGCTTTGATCACAACATCTGGCAAAGATACGGATGTCTCGGGTCTTACATTTTCCTTTGCTTCTTGGAGTGTATCAAGGATCTTGAAGACTGGTGTGCGTACTTTGTCAAACTCTTGTAGGAGTGGCACTTGTGTTTGAAGGTCAGGAATGGTCATAATGTCTTTTGCTAAGTCGTTCATGATCTCCGTGAGTTTGTTGTAATGGCATGACATTTTATAAAAATATGCCAAGTTCTTTATATACATTTAAAGCAAAACTATATATGCGTTTTAAATCTTCATTGGTGTAATAAAAAATATAAAAATGTTGTAATAATCAACTGACAGAATTAAGTAGTACGTAGATTGTAGAAGAGTGTTGTTTATTTTATTTTTTAGCCTTGGGTACTTTTGCCACTGCTTTGGGTGCTTTTGTAGGGGCTGCTTTCATAGCTTTTGTAGGCTCCTTTCCATGTTCATAATAGGATTCCATATCTTTGCGGTAACTTTCCCATGTGAGACTGAGTTCGTTAAGTTCTTCTTTCCATATTTGTTGAATTGTCTTTGCTTTCAATTCTTTAATCAACATATCTAAACGATTTGCTTCTTTGTCAAGTTCTTGTTTCTTCTCAAAGGTTAGCTGGCGAATTGGCATACTTGTTAGATAGTCATAATTGGCAGTAATTGCTGTTTTCTCTTCCTCTGTTTCATCCTCTTCATCCGCAGCCACTTTTTCAATCAATTTAGGATAGCCTTTCTGTAACAAATCTTCTTCCACATCTTTTTCTTTACGATTCATAATATCAAGTGTTTGATCAATAATTTCTTGAATAAAGCGAACCTTCGCACTTACCAATTTGTACTTATTGTCAAGCTCCTTGAGTTGATATTTCTTACGCTCATAATACTTCAATAGACGAACCTTCGACCACTCTTTAATAATATGCTGAGTATCCTTGTATTTTTGTACAGCCCCTTCTTCGCTATACAAATGAATATTGTTTAGATTTAGATTTTTAGATGAAACCATATTGAATTCAGTTTCAAAATTTAGTTCAACCGCGCGGCGTACACCTGGATAGAATTTTAGAATAAATTTAACATGTGTATCTGTATAATGATTTTCAAAGTTCTTTAGAGTAGGGCTGTTATTCGCAACCATCTCCATAAGGAAATCTTTGTAATTCTCTGTCCAAGTTCCAATTGGCAATTCTGAAATTTCCATGGTTTGATCATCAATCCATGTCCATACACCTCTGCTTTGATAAGTTCCCTCTTTTCCAGGGAGAATGGTACCTTTGAATCCTAGATACCATGGATGAATTTCACTGAGACGAGTTTTTTCAATAATTTTATACATGGCTTCAACATTCTCCTTGTTCAAAATGGCTTCTTGTTTATCAAGTGCGTCAATTAGTTTCATACATTGCTGAATTACATCAGTAGGGTTATGTTGAGGGATATTGGTTGAAAATCCAGTACCAATACCAAGTCCTCCATTTACTAGAATCATTGGAATAATTGGAATATAATATTCTGGCTCAATGGGTTTGCCATCGTCTTCTAGGCGTTTTAGAATTGCGTTATCCTCTGGTTTATAAATTTTACGAGCTAGATCCGAAAGCAGTGTGTAAATATAACGGGGAGAAGCTGAATCTTTACCACCTTGAATACGAGTACCAAATTGACCCAGCGGCTGCATTAAATTAATATTATTTGCGCCTACATAGTTTTGAGCCAAATTGATAATGGCTTCTTGTAGAGAAGTTTCACCATGATGATAAGCACTGACTTCTGAGATATATCCAGATAGCTGGGCAACCTTGATTTCTTTGTTGTATAGTTTTCTCTTAAAGCAACCGAACATGATTTTACGTTGACTCTCCTTAAGACCATCACATAGGTTAGGAATACTGCGTTCCAAATCACGATTACTGAAATGGATGAAGTCTTTATGAATAAATTCTTCAAAGGGGATTTCGCGTTTTCCATAATCTAGGATAATATCACGATTGTATTTCATCAACCATGCTTTACGATCATCAGCGCGCTTTTTATTAAATGCTAGATCCAAATTATCGTCGGATGTTTGACCAGTATAAACATATTCGGTTACCTTCATGTCGCGGAAATAATCTTTAGCTTCTTCTGCGGTGGAAGTACCCAATCCTTTGTAGTATTTGATTGTCCATGGACGCATTCCTGGAGGTGTCTTTTCAGTTTCTGTTTTCCAATTATCGAAATCTGTAATGCTATAGAATGATATTTTTTGACCATTGTTATGGGTTACTTTAATAATTGGGGTCAACATCGAATTTAGGAATGTTGGCATTTTGTAAAGGGAAGGCCAGATCGATTGAAATACATTGAATAGAAGACCCTTGATATGAGAACCATCATGATCCTGATCTGTCATAATCATAATCTTACCATAGCGCAAATCGCTAATATCTTTGTATTCTTTTCCTTGAGTTAGACCCAGGATTTTCTTGAGATTTGTAATTTCTTCATTTTCGCTAATCTTTTTCAATGGCGCATCTTTTACATTTAGAATTTTACCACGAAGAGGGAATACACCATAACGATCGCGACCGATAACACTTAATCCAGCAATTGCCATCGTCTTTGCGGAGTCTCCTTCTGTCAAAATAAGCGTACAGGAAGCACTATCTTTTGTACCTGCTTTGTTCGCATCATCCAATTTAGGAATCAATACACGACTGGTCTTCTTACCATCTGTTTTAGCAACTTTCTTTTGTTCGTGGAAATCAGTTAGACTGATGGCTTTATCCACAATACCTGTTTTATAAAGTTTATCAAAGAACTTATCACTTAGCTCGCATTTTGATCCAAACTTAGAGGCTTGCGTTGTAAGCGTTTCCTTGCTTTGACTATCAAAGGATGGATTTACAATCGATGCTTTCACAAAGATAGTTAGGTTATCCTTGATGTGCTGTACTTTAACATCCTTTTTCTTCTTCGATGACGCCATTTCGGATAGTTTTTTAGTAATTTGGTTTGTTAGATATTCCACATGTTTTCCACCCCGTAGAGTATTAATACCATTTACAAAGGATACTTGCTCAAACTGTCCTGATTCCGAGAAAGTCGCAACAACTTCCCATCTGTCTGTACAACTTTCATAAACACGAGGGCGCTCATCTTTACTTCCTAGATACAAATCGGCATATTTCTCAAAATCTTTTGCTTCCAATTTAACATCATTGAAATATACAGCGATTCCAGCATCGGTTGTAGCACAAGCATCGTATGCGCGTTTTCTGAATAGTTGATACATATCATCTGTCATATGTTCTAGACCAAAACGCTTGTAATCTGGCAAAAATCGAATCGATGTATAAGGTTGTTTTTTAAACGCCTTAACTTTCGCAGCGTCTCTCTTTTTCATATTTTGATAAAAACGCTGTTTATAGTAAAGTTCTCGACGATGATCGACTGTTTCAACCGTAAACTCCTCCGAAAAGATATTTGCCAATTTCGCACCATATCCATTTTTTCCACCCCATAGCTTTTCTTCACCAGTATCGTAGTTTGTTGAAGTTAATAGCTCACCGAAAATAAGTTCGGGGATCCAAATATTTTCATAACTGGCATGTTTTTCGATATCAATACCATCGCCGTCATTCATAATCTCAATATAGCCGGTTTTTTGGTCTACGTTAATTTTAATAGTTTTAACGAGTTTTACATCTTTTTTACCATTGGCGATTTCAGATTTTAGGCGAGCAGTTTGATCCAATGAATTTACCAATACTTCGTCAAAGATTTTATACAGCCCTGGGACGTATTCGATCTCTTGTTCAACCATTTTCTTAGCTTCATCACTATAAATGAACGTTTTAAGAACAGTGCGTTCTACAGAACCAACATATGTATCTGGTAATTCATAAATATGATCCCGTAGCTCATGTTTCTTGTACTTTTCTTGGGCTTCCTTAGGAGGCATTGTTCTTATATCCTGTTACAAAAAAAGAAAAAGTTGATTATGTCAATTTTTTAATTTAATAAAATAATATTTTTATATGATTATTGATTACCATTGTTCATGTTTAATTGAATTATATATATGTGTATATTTTTTAATTATATCATTAATTTCTTTATTAATTTCTTCAATTTCTTTTCCTTCAATATCAACGCATACACGATGTTGATGTGTCAAATTTAAATATGCGAGTTCATGAAGTTCGTGAAGATGATTCACATACTCAAAAGACAATCCCAATTCACAATTACGATGGCGTTTATGAATTCTCTCCATACATTTTTGTGGATCAGAACGAAGATAAATCATTAGATCTGGTTTAAAACTAGGTCGCTGGTACAAAGTAGCTAAAATGTTCATTTGGCGTTCATTTAGTTTATTATTGTTAAAATTAGCAATAGAGAATACATACCATTGATAATGTGCTGATCGTTCAACACATGTAATTTTATTCTTTGGATAATCTGGTATAAAACAACGATCTGTCCACACTTTAATTTGAAATTCAAATGCATCACGGTTATTCTCATACATATCAGTTAAAAATGGTTCCCAATCCTTTACAGGTTCCAAATCTATTTCAAAATTATTTTTATTTAGATTTTCAAGAAGTGTACTCTTACCAGAACCAATGTTTCCATCAATTGTGATAATCATTGTATTTGTTTATCTGAAAGAAAATATATGTACTTATAAATAATGATATTATAACTTTATATAGATGTCTCATTTTTTATAGTTATATTATTATAACTTACTTATAGATTTAGATATTTACTTACTTACTTATCTTATGACGACTATCTTCACAATGAAGAGACAAAATTTATTAAAAGAAACTCTTGAAATTTTAAAAAAATATGATAAAACATTTGCTGATATTATTTATGTTATAACTTCTAAAAATAACGAAGAAGGTTGTATAGAATGGTCTACAGAACAATTTGTTGAAGAATCCGCATATATTAATTATGACTCATCCTATGGAATAAACAAAATTAATATGACATTACAATTAGTTGGAGAAACATTCTGGATAGAAAGAGCTGAATATGATGGATCAGAATGGTGGGAATACAAAGAAATACCAAAACGACCTTCATGTAAAGGTAATGGTAAAATACCTATATTTGAATTACATGGATGAAATAAAGTTTTATGTTTTACATTTACGTTTTTATTTATTTTTTTCTGCTTTTTTCCAAACAGCTTCTTGGAGTTGTTTAATCACATTTTTTGTAAATGATTTTAAATTATTTTTAATAACAAGCTTTGTCAAATATGGAAAAAATGTATCTTTTATATAAATACGATTTCCTTCTGTAATAGTGCGACATTTTAAGGCTAACCATTCATACTTTTTAAACATAATATGATTTACATCTGGACTTGTAAAAAATGGGCATAACATACCAGAATTTGTTAAAGATAGAATATAATTACGAACTTGTGGATGTTTCAAATAAGATACAGGGATGTCTTCTAATAAATTTTCAAAAACTGTATAATTATAATCAGGGCATATTAGTAATTTACTTTCAGCATCATTATAAACGGCATTATTATCAATAATTAAAATACGATTTTCTAGAATTTCTTCTTTTTCTGTTTTTGTAAATGCTGGATGACGTCCTAAAGAACGAATAATACGGGGAAATATATGATTTAATGATTTACGATAATTTCCGCCAATATCAGTTAGGCATTCATCGCGTGTAAATATAGGGCGTTGAAACTTAACTCCGTGTGCTTTTTCTACCCATTGAATCTCTTTATATGCCCAGTTTTTTTCACTTGCTGTATATATAAAAAAATATACATTTTCATTAAAATATTGATTTATTTCATGAATAAAACTAGCAAACCCTGGGCGAATTAAATTTTGTGTGGATAGAAAAGCTTTAGGAATTTTACTATCTTGTTTGACTTTTAATCCATATTTCTTAAATTGTTGATACATAGCATGTTTTTGAGATTGATAATCGACACGACCTGCTATTGTACCATCCCAGTCTAAAATTATAATATAAGGTAATTCAGTATGTATTATACTGTTTGGCGACATAGTACCTTCCCTTCTTTAATCTATAAGAAAGAATAATATGTTTATGCTTTATTAATTTATAAAGTATTAAAAAATATTAAATAGATATTTATTTTTTCTTTGTTTTATTAAATACAATTAGTTTTAATTCTCTTACGAATGATTTAAATTCTTGAAGTATTTTTTTCTCTTTATCCTTGTCTTCTGTATTAATATATCCCTCATCAGACATGTAATCTACAAAACTTATTATTTTATCAAATGTTTCTTTTCGTAAATTATTTCTTTTAGTGTATAAATAATCAGACATATTATTTGCCATTGTACATGCTAGCTTTGGATATATAGAATTATCTGTTATTTTTTCCCATTCATTATCACCTATATGAACCTTTGAATGCCCTGATTTTAGATCATCCTTTTTAATACATTGATTTTCAGGTAAATTTAATATACGTTTGCTATAATCCATTACGATGCGTCTATCTACTTTTGGATATAGACCCTTGATGTATTCGACGGCTTCTTCACCAATATGATCCTTTATAAACTCCATATTCTCTGGATTGTATACTAGAATGATGTTTTGATTATTGTTTTGTGTATTTATATTATTTTGTGTTTGTATATTCTGTGTATCAATATTATTTGTTATAATAGGTACATTTTGCACTACCGGTTCTGGAATAATTAAAGAAGTAGAATCTATATTTTTTTTAGCTATACAGATTTTATAATGTCTATATTTAGAAGATAAAAAAGCAAATTTATTATTACAATATTCACAAGCAAGTGTATCTATATTACCTTTACACAATGCTTCATGTCTTTTTAAATTCCACTGTCTTGTAAAATGTTTATTACATTTAAGACAGTTATAATTATTATCGTTATCATTTAGTATAATATCATTGTTAGAAGGTATATTAATAGAGTTTATAGGTATATTATTAGAGTTTATAGATATATTATTTGAGTTATTAGATATAGTATTTGAGTTAATAGGGTATATATTCCGAGTTATACATTCATCGTATGTACAACCATGTATGTTTACCATATGTCGTCTTAAATTGAAAGGTTTATAGAAAACACTTGCGCATAATTCACATGTAATCTTAGGATTTCCAAGAGCCATGTTTTTAGCTGTTACTATAATAACTAGAGAAAAATAATGTTTAAACTAATTTTATATTACGAGGAGCATGAATTTTGGAGCAGTCCATAAACTTCCGCGCGGGATTTTTTAAAATTTTAAAAGCTAGGAAAGTTTTTGATTTCTAAGAAGTATCCTAAATTTATAGAATCTATTAGATTATAGAAAATAAAATAAAAAATAATAAATTTAAATATAATGTATCATATTAATAATAAAAATAATAATGTATGAATAAATGCTTATACTATAATATTTGTTTATGCGGAACACATGAGGCATTCATCTTGGTTATCACGACGACAAGCGATAATTGCTTCTTGATCTGCCTTTTCTTTGATCGTGTTTTTCATCATAGAAGGATCAATTGTAAATGCCATAGTCTTGGCACGAGGACGAGTGCGTAGATAGTAGAGACCTGTCTTTAGACCTTTAGACCAACTATAGAAATGCATGTTGGTTAGTTTGCTAAATGTAGCGTCTTCAATGTATAGATTTAGAGACTGTGTATGGCATACATAAGGTGTGCGATCTGCGGATTGATTAATTGTAGATTTTTGACTGATTTCCCAAACAGTCTTGTATAGTTCTCTAATTGTTGTTGGGATTTCTTGAATATGTTGAATGCTTCCCTCACCAGCAATAATACGATCTTTCATATCCCGACTCCAAAGACCAAGGTTGATTAGATCTTGGATCAGGTATTTATTAACAATCGTAAATTCACCTGCGAGTGTACGACGTTGATAAATATTTGATGTTAGGGCTTCAAATGATTCAGTATAACCCATAATTTGACTGGTGCTTGCTGTTGGCATCAGTGCGATCAATAGGGAATGACGTAGACCATATTTTTTAATCTCTTCTTTTAGTTTATCAAAATCATAGATTTTGGGTGTAATATTATGCATATCAAATTGTAGAATACCCTTTGCGGCTGGGCTAGAAGAGAATGAACTATAGGCACCTTTATGAGTTGTCATTTTTGTTTCCTCAGTACATGTGAAGATATTCGCATATTTATCAGAATCATAATCACCCATATAGATTTTATCAAGTTCTTCAATCATTTCTCCTCGTTTTTTCGCAATTTCCATGGATGCTTCAAGTGTCGCATGGTACATTGTCTCAGAAATATCTCTATTTAGATCAGCCGCCTCTTGACTTTCATATGGAAAGCGCATCATCATATATACATCTGCTAGACCTTGAATACCTACACCAATCGGACGGTGAAGCATATTGGAACGTTTCGTCTCAGGAGTTGGATAGAAGTTACGATCAATTACTTTATCCATATTGTAAACTACTTTCTTTACCACTCGGTGGAAACGACGGAAGGCAAAGCTGGGTTTTCCTTCACCATCGTATTCAATAAATGTAGGTAGTACCATGGACGCAAGATTACATACACCATACTCAGTGGGTGAACTGTAAATTAGGATTTCACTACATAGGTTTGAACATTTAATAACACCTAGGTTACTTTGGTTTGATTTTTGGCAGGGATCTTTATAAAGCATATAGGGACCACCTGTTTCGATCTGACTTTTTAGAATTTCCATCCAAAGATCTTGAGCTTTTACAACACGTTTCGCTTTGCCAGCAGCTTCATATTTAGTATAAAGTGCCTCATATTCGTCACCATAAACATCTTCTAGTCCAGGTGCTTCAAATGGGCAGAAAAGAGACCATTGTTCATTTGCTTTTACACGTTTCATAAATAGATCAGGAATCCAAAGGGCAATAAATAGATCACGGCAACGCTCTTCTTCCGCACCAGTATTACGGCGTAGGCATACAAATTCAAATACATCTGGGTGAGAAGGATCTAGATAAATTGCCGCACTACCATTACGCTTACCAGCTTGGTTAATATGTAGAAGTGTTTGGTTCATTACGCGAAGGTATGGGATCAAACCAGTTGATTTACCATTAGTACCACGAATCACCGATCCTCTTGAACGAATTTTATGTACATTCATACCAATACCACCAGCATATTTAGAAATCATCGCACAATCCTTCGCGCTGTCATACATTCCATCGACGCTATCATCTTTAACTTCTAGAAGAAAGCATGAACTCATTTGAGAATGACGTGTACCCGCATTGAAAAGGGTAGGAGTGGCATGGGTATATTCACGAACACTCATTGAATCGTACATATCGAATGCGTTTACTAGATCGTAACCGTGGATTCCAATACATACACGCATCCACATGTATTGGGGTCGTTCAATGATTTTTCCATTTGCTTTTTGAAGATATGCGCGTTCAAGTGTTTTGTATCCAAAGTAATCGAATAGATAATCGCGAGAAACGTCAATTTTCTCATTAATTTGGTCTTTATATTTCATTGTAATCTCATAAAGTTCATCACTAACAAGTGGCATTAGATCACCATTGTTATCTTTACAAGTGTAAAGCTCTTCAATTGCTTCGCTGAAAGTACTAGGTGTATTTTTGTGTAGATTACTGATAATAATATTAGCAGCCAATCGTCCATAATTAGGGTGAACTGTACTCATTGTGCTGCATGTTGTAGCAGTAAGTTCATCTAGTTCAGAAGTTTTTACACCATCATAAATACGTGCGCAAATCTTTTGGGCAATTTCATCAGGTTGAACCCCATCAAGACCGTTCGACAAATTGACAATACGATTCAGGACTTTATCAAAGGAAACATTTTCGTATTCACCGTTACGTTTAAGAACACGCATTGTTACTTTGTTCTAATTATAAAGAGAACGTTTTAAATCTATTAAAACAGTTAAAAAAGAAACTTTCAAATTTTTAAGATGGGCATACACTTGACCAACTAATTTTATCTTTTTGATTTTCAGAGCATTTTTCGATAAACTTACAGCGTAATGTATTTGGTTTATCTGGGTATGCTTTTTCATCTTCATAATTCATGTAATCTGGGAAAATACGGTTACATTTCATTTGAACGGATGAATCAACTAATCCACCTGTTGTTAACCCTCCTACATAGTTAAATTTTTCAATCATACCTGTATAATTTTTATCAAGAGTTGTAGCAGTTCCAGTGCCAAGTAAATTTGTTGTTCCAATACCAACCATGAAGCTTGGTGCTTCACAATAATACTCACTCCAATTTTGTACAGGTTTATTTACTTGTCTTTTCATTTCAGGTGTAGTTTTCTTTAATACCCAATAATCAGGGCATGATAATGCGTCTGTACGAACAACATCTTTTCTGGGTGGTTTATAAGATAATAATTGAATTATTAATAGCATAATTACAATCAATGTTCCACCAATAAATGTGGCTGTAAAAGCGAAGTTTTCTTCAAATATGAATTGTTTTCCAGAAGGTGAAAAAATACCAATTAATGCTAAACCAAGGATAAATGTTCCATAGATAACCATGACTGAAATACTACCTTTAAAGTAATTAGCACGTTCCTTATCTATTTTTTTTCTTTCATCCGCAGTTAATTTTGACAATGTACCATCGGGATTGGTAGTTGCCATTGAATCTCTTAATTTTAAACAAACATTTTTGTTTCTAATGTTTTGGTACCCTTTTGAGTGACTAATGGACCATATTCCATTGGCATCGGTAAGGTACTTGCATCTTTACGATATACTTCATATTGTTTTAAATTGCTTAAGACTTCATTAACAGTCCATTCTAATACTCTACCGTTCAATTCACGAACCTGTTCAACCACATTGGTAGGTAAATTACGCGAATATTGTAAATAAATAGATCTCATTACAATTTTAAGATCATGATCGCTTTGTCTACCAATGGTATACTTTCCTCCGGATCGTTTATAAATCGCATAACGTATTCCATCTTGTAAAACATCAATATTATTACATGAAAAGAATAAATTACTTACGGGTGTTGGTTCAAATCCGCCCACTAATGCTTCAGAATAAAACATTTTATTATCAACTTGTTTTTGTTGAAAATTAGGAATTTCAAGGGCGCCTTTTTTTAAAATATTTACACGACCATTTAGCGATTGTGTTGGTTCAATTGGTGAAAAATCCGCAAAATAATCACCTTGCATCTCTGTACAAATAATATATTATTATTTCATATCTTTAATTGTTATTTTAATTGAAAGTATATATTTATCTTTTATACTAATAATGGAAATGTCAATTACTTCGCCGTTATATAATTTATTAAAAAAAAACAAAATAGAAATAAGCGAGCCCCTTGTATCAGAAGTAGCGTATCATGTATATACGTTAATGTATAATATTTGCGCAATGGTTGCTACAACGGCTCGTCTACAAGATCCTTTAAAACCAGTTATTAAACCCCGTCATTTAAAAAGTTCTCTAGAGTATATTCAAAATAAATGCTACCCTAAACAAAATAAACAAGTTGGGGGAAGTTATCATATTGATGCCGAATACTTTGGTGCGAACTCAGGTGCTTACACTGGTGAAGAATATCAGCGTACATTAGACATTGATTTCAAAAATCAAATAGCGCGACCTGAAATCAGCGGAGGAAAAGGGAAAAAAGAGTCAGCAAAGGGTAATATATTATCTTATATGGAAATATCTTATATTATTATTTCTAACAGTAAAAAACAAGAAATATTTTCAACAAATGACATCATTAAAGTATTAAAGGAGTTTAATGTTACAATTGGTAATTCAACATTAGCTATATTGAAAAAACTTCTTAAAATGCATTTAAATTGCTTAATGATGGATTTACACGAACAATCTCCCGTTACAAAAGCCAAGTTAGATAAGATTATGAGTCTAAAGAGACACGCTGTATTTTTATAATTTCAAGACTGTTTAAACATGTTTGTAAATCAGGCCAAAATAATCGAATTGAATTTATTAATTTTTTAGAAAGATTGGCTTCATTATTGATTGAATCGGTTCCTTTTTCTTTTTCTATTTGTAATAATAAATATTTAATACTACTTTGTGTGTATTTGCCCTTTTTTTCTTGAGCAGCTGTTGGTTTTCGAGCCATGACTTTTTTGATGTTTAACGCTACATCTGGAAGGGGATTTTCCTGATAGGCAATTGCCATCATCAATGCATCGGAGATGTCGTCTTTCTTCTTTGTTGTTCGCCATAGGTCTTGAATCCATTGTTCCTCTTGCGGATACTTATCCAACCATTCTTTACATAATTGAACCGATGCCTTCTTACGGGCATGATAGAGTCCTTTTCCAGCCCCACTATATTCTTTTCCAGTACCTGCTAGTTTATGTTTAGGACTATAAATAATAACAGAATGCCCTTTTAGACGAAAATACATTTCTAAATAGCACTGAATATTTGTCATTTTGCGCGTCATTTGGCGTTCAATAACGATTGTACTTCCCTGAATGGTATCTGTCAATTCATCCATCTCTTTTATTAAAGAGGTACATGGATCTGTTCCGTAGGTTAAATTAACCATTTTCCAAATTATTATTTTATTTTCGTGAAGACCACATAAAGCCAGATTTTTTAACCCTACATCAATCGATAGAAGCATATATAATAGTATCAGTTGATAAAATATTTAAATACAAATAATATATTTAATTGCGTTTTAATGATTTAAAAAGAAATACTCTTGTTTTATAAAGATGCAAAAATTTCCTATGGTTCGTTCTAGTGCGGACGATAATATCATTGAGGTAGATGACTCAACGCTAATGAAACCGAGTTTTGATATTTCAAGACCCTTATATAATTCTCCTCCTTCTGGTTTAAGCGGTCCATCTCTAGGAACTGATTTATTAATTAATAAAAGAAAAATAAGTAACGATGTTTTATCCATTTCTTCATCTGGTTCTCGTAGTCGTGAAGGTTCTGAAGTAGAATATTCAGGTAGTGACTCAAGTTCTTCAACTGATACAGATACATCTTCAGATATTTCTTCTTCCCGTGGAGAACCTACCAACAATCATTACAACGAGGAGCGCCGTCAAAATGATTCATTTGGAAACCGTGTATCAGCAGAGCGTTCTCGTCTCGAAAAAGAGATGATTGAGAAAAAAGAAATCCTATACCAAATGGATCGTCTAGAGACAAAAGGATACCGCCTTCCTCGTAAATTCTCTATGCAGTCTGATCTCGAAGAAATGCGCGTTGAATACCATCGTATTCTTCGTGAAAAAGAAGTGGACGCAAGTATTCGTTTTCAACGTAAAATGCTCATGGCATTCTCTACTGGTTTAGAATTCTTAAACACTCGTTTTGACCCCTTTGATTTAAAACTCGATGGCTGGTCTGAACAAATCTCAGAAGATCTTACTGACTATGATGATATTTTCGAGGAACTTCATGATAAATACAAATCCTCTGGACGTAAAATGGCACCAGAATTACGTTTGTTGATGTCGCTCTCTGGTAGTGCCTTTATGTTCCATTTAACAAGTAGCATGTTCAAACATCAACCCCTACCCGACGTTCAACAAGTTATTAACTCAAACCCTGCCCTTAAGAAACAATTCCAACAAGCAGCTGCTCAACAGTATACTGGAATGCAGATGCCCCAAGCTCAACAACAAGCCCCTCAAATGCAACAATCCCAAAACCCAATGGGTGGTGGTCTATTTAGCATGCTAGGTGGTCTTCTCGGCGGTGGCGGTGCGAATGGTATGATGAGTGCTTTCGGTGGACCTCCTCCACCAATGTCTTCGACTTTATCACCAAATGGCGCCCCCAGTCAAAATAAAATGCGCGGACCCAGCATTGATGATTTATCCAATGATATTCAACTAAAACCAACCATGATGAACAATCGTGTAGAAACTCTTTCAATTTCAGATGAAGAAATTACATCGATTATTGAAGATGCGGCGGATCTAGGTGGTGTATCCCGTAAATCAAACCGTGGACGTAAACCTGGATCTGTCAGTGGAAAGAAAACTCTAAATCTATAAATAAATAAAAATAAATAATAAAAATTAATTAATAAAAAATAAAAAAATATTTTAAGCAATATAAACACGATGGATCCAGTTACGATCACGCTCCATTAAATCACTTGTGGTAATATTTGTATTTTTGTTTAAGATGGATAATAAATTAATGCGTCTTAATATTTTAACAGCGGCTTCACGTTCAGTAATTTTTTTACTAGTCACAAGGTGTTTAATAGCTTTTGTTAAAGCTTTGTGACGTTCCTCCGCATTTAAGTTTATAATTTTTTTGTATCCAAATTCACCTAAATCGATATCCTTGCTTAATGGAATACGCTGGGCACTGGGTGTTTTTCCAGGTTTTCCGACATCTTTGATGCATGCGGAGGCAACGCGACTTCCGTCACGACGAACATAAGCAACGCGGCGAATTTCACCAATAGGGCAACTCATTTTGGGTTCTTCTTATACATTTAAAGAAGATTTATTTGCGGAACATCTTGCTGGTTTTCTTTAGGGAAGCAGGTAAGCGGCGCATGGATTTTAAGGGATTCATGGTAGCTTCACGAACAACACCTGGTTGAAGAGATAAAAGATCTTTAGATCCGGATAAAACAACACCTAATCCAGATAAAGCAATGCCTACAATCCAAGGTAGAATGAAGTTAATACTGATGAGGATGATTTGTAAAATAGACCAAACGTATAAAACTTCGCGGCGTAAATCCTCAGAGCATTTGCATTTCTCTTTCATTAAGAAGCGAACATATTGTAAAGCGTAGATTAAGAATACAAATGTAGCTAAACCGAATAAAAGTTCAGCAACAGTTAAAACGATCGCAAATCCAGCGCCGAACATGCGAGTGGCGGTGGCTGGTGTTACGAACATTGTGAATAATAAAAATACTACGGCAAACATAATGTAGCTTTTAATGTAGTTACGGTAAGGGTGTTCAGAGCATTTGCAAGAGATTTGCTCTAATTTTTGAATATAAGTATAAGTGACTACCATTAAAATAATACCAATCATACTAGCGATTAATTTAGCCATGCTTTGAACATTGTCCATGTTTTGAGGGATTTTCATTCGTGTATGTTCTAAAGTTAATTAAGAAATTTTTGTAATAAATTTATCTAATTTAATTCCAACTTTACGTTTCTTCGGCTCAATGTAATCGAATCCGAGAAAATTCATAATTTCGGTTTCAGTAAATAATTTTGGAGCTTCTGGATATTTAGTTTTATCCATGGATGTAAAACCGTGTTCATTTAGACTATATCCTTTTTCTAAAGCTACTTTACGAAGTGCTATATTAAATTTATCAGAACCAGTAAAATAAAGAATCGCATACCCATATTCATTTTCCGGCGTAATCAACAGATCCAATCGTCTCGCTTTTCCTCCTGGCAATTGACAAATACCCATACATTTTTTATCACCATGTGCCAAGACTTCTGTTAGGTATTTTTTATCAATTAAATTCTTAACAATATCATCTAATGTTTTAGCGATTTCATCAAGTGTCATATTCGCAGGCCATTTCACCAATACATCTATGTCTCCACTGGTTGATTCTCCGCGACGATAGCTACCCACAATTTCAATATCTAAATTAGATATAATTTTCTTTAGTAGCTTTTCATGTTTTTTCATCTCCATTCTAGGAATACGTTCAATCAAATCCTCGTAATAATTTAATCCAACAAGTTGGTTTTTATTTAATAGATTGGAATCTTTCTTTACCGCTTCACGCAAGTCTTCAATAGTGCGTAGGTTGTTTTCTTTAACAAGTTTTACAGCTTTAACACGACCAATGCCGTAAATATTCATGAAACGATCAATATCATCAATACTAGTATCTTTACGTACTTCTTCTGCGACTTGTAGCTTTCCTGTTTGGAATATTTCTTCGAGTTTATGTTGAATGCTTTCGCCAATACCTTTAATATCTTTAATATCATCCATACTATGAATGGTGTCTTTTTGTTTTATTTGTTGGATTACTTTGGAATAGGCAATTCCTTTAAATGTATTACCTTGTTGAATTTCTTTTTTACGAAGAATATCCAATTCAGAAATAATAATCTCTTTATAATCCGTCATCTTCTAGTTCATAGATAGATTTGATTTTGTTTATTTTAGGAGTTTCATTTTTTATCAGTAAGTTAATAAAATCATTAATTTTAAATTCACACGATTTATGTAATTCTAAATCTTTCATATCTCGAATAAGTGTATCAATATTATTTGGCATACGTTTAATTATATTATCAGACAGTGTTTTATAATATTCTTTACTTTGTTCAACGTAACATTCTATACACATTGAATCAACTTTATTTTTAGTATTTAACTCTTTAACAATATGGTACAATATATCATATAATAATTCAAATGGTTCAGCATGTACAATACCTAAATTAATAAGACGAGCCCATGCTTGTACAGTGGATACTAATCGTTT